CCGGGGCGTTCCTAGTTCGACTAATTGTAATTCGCCGTCAGGATTTAAAGCGTATTTTTTGCCCGTCCATCCGCGCGCGGAAAGTTTCGGTTCGACTTGTTTTTGAAAACTTTCGAAAGTCAAACCCTTAGTCAAAGCGTCATCTAGCGAATTATGAATATCAGAAAGTACATCTAGGTTCATGCTTTTTGCGACTTGAAAAACTTGATTATTCGCATCGCCCAAAGTTTCGCGCCAGTCCCAAGTTATTTTAAAACCTTTGGCGCGGAAAAATGCGATCGCCTCTTTGGGCGGTAGTTTATACGCTTCGACTAAAATCGTTTCGGGATCATATTCCGGTAAGGACATTTTTAATTTTCCTTACCATTTAAACGGCCCCAAACACGGGAAACGAAAATCACGTTTCGCAATTCGGCCTCGATGTTTTCGGGTCGAACCTTAGGGAAAATGAGTTTTAAACCTTCGCGGAATTCGTCAAAGTTTTCAGCCTTTGAAGCTAATTTTAAAATCGGCTTTACAAAGGCCGATTGCGCTTGTAAATCTTTTGGGCCGAATGATTCGATTAAGGCGTCGATCGCCCGTTGATCTTTGAAAATATTTTCGGAAAAATTGCTTTCGTCGTCATTTTGAGCCGGGGCCGGGGCCGGGGTTTCAACGATGTCAAAATCTGAATCGTCAAAGCCATATGTTTTTTTATAGTAGTCTTTTGTGAATTTTATCGCATTTGTCGCCGTCAAAGTTTGATCGCGGGTCGCTTGATTTAAGTCGACATCTTCGTCATGGTATAAAGTGAATTCCGGGGAGTTTTCAGACGACCCGAAATTTATTTCCATTATCCAATCAATCAAGGTATTAAAACAGTTTTCGACCATTCGTTTGTCTTGATTTACGATGTCTTGCCTCATAACAGCGTGAACGGTTCCGAGCGCTTGGGTTCCGGTTTCGGTCGCTTCGGTTGTCAGTGTTTGCGATAAAATGGCTTTTGATATTTCTTGATTGCAGAAAGTCGCGAGGTCTTTAAACAGTCCAGAAGTACCAGATTTGTCAGCCGACATCATTTCGACGATTGAGTCATCGGGCATTATGATCACGCCGTCTTGAATCGTTTCGCTTAAAAGGGTCGCTAGTTTTTGGAATTCGGCGTCATCGGACCCGCGCGGAACTTTACCGAGTACGGTCGGAATTCCGAATTTTTCCGCGAATGTGACCCAAAATTTTAACCCGCCCTTTTTGAAATTGACGGGCCAAAAGCATTTTGATAAAAGCGCGTTGCCGTACGGGTTTTTATAAGTGGGAAAATGTCGAACTTCGATAATTCGCCGGGGCGGGATTTCTTCGCCCGTGGTTTGGTGAGTTCTGGAAACGAATCTCAAAATATTATTTGAATCGTATTGAAACCATTCCGGGGGTTTGCCGATCACGTCATACGGCAGAATTTGACCCGCCGAATTGGGTTTTTCCCAAATAACCTCCATAGGAATTAGGCCAAAATAAGGCGCGTCGAGAGCGTCTTCAATAATTCGATAAACATCTAAGTTTTCAAACGCTTTTATAATTGTTTTCGCTTCTCTTGATTTCGATTTACCGCGATCAATTTCCCAATTCATAGATGTTACCGCGCTCTTACGTTGCGATATTGTTCCCGACAAATGCGAATCGGTCAAAATATTATCGTATGCCCGTTGGGTTTCGCCTTGATCTTTTAGAATTACGTCAGGATTAGGCAAATAGTCGATCATGCCCAAAAAGTCGACGCTTGTTTGATGTGTAACTATTTCGTCGCGATTGGGGAACGCTAGTTTTGTTCGGGCTTTTGATTTAGATTTTTTATTCATTTATCTATAACCTTTTAAAATGTTTGATTTACTTTTTGCGTGTTTTGCCGATGCGATAACGGGAATTCCCGCCGTTCGGCCCCGCGCCCAATTAATAAATTGGGTAATTGAATCAACAATGTCGTCATGTTTTGTAGTGGGAAACCCCGTTAATTGATCAATAATTAAATTAATATATTCTGAAAAAGGAAAATAAATATTCCCGGCCTCAAATGTTGGGGTTATTTGATTCGCCCTTAAAATTTTATCTTTATCAGGCGAAACCGGGTAAATTGGCAAATTAAGCCGTTTTAATTCTTGGATCGCGCTTTGACCGCTTGCCTTGTCTTCGATCAAAATTACGTTCGGCTTAAATTCAACGGCCATTAGCTGAATTTGATTTTTTAATTCCGTATATTCCAATTTGCCGTGAAAAAATCCGATTAGATAAAACCCGGTTTCGTATTCGGCCCAAACAGTACAAACCGAAAAATCGTTTTCTTGTTTAATTTTATAGGCAGTATCCCACGAGCAGACAGTTCGAAACCGCCGTGTTTTCGGTAATTCACGGTAATATTTAATCCATTCCCTTTTAAATAGATTTCCCGTTGCGCTTTTCGGGCTTTGTAGATATTGCCCGGCATACCCAACGGAACCCAAAACCGTTTTTTCTTTTTGCAAAACTTCGGGCGTCATTCGTCCCGGATCAAGTAAACCGCCTTTGTATAATAGGGATAGTTTTTTAGGCCGGACATTATCGAGATCGGTTAATTCGGCGGGTAAACATATATGTTTAAAAGGGATTTTTTTCTCTAGTTTGACGCCGATCGGATCTTCGTCGTGTAGTCGTTGCATAACAATAATCGTAAAAGATCGTTTTTTATCCGTTTTTCGATTGCTTAATGTTTGTTCAAGCCAATAATTTGCATTTTTTCGAGTTGTATCAGAAAACGCCATTTGCGGGTTTATCGGATCGTCGACGATTATAATGTCAGCATGGAACCCGGTAACGGTCGCGCCGACAGAAGTCGACAAACGTCGCCCGCGTTGTCTATTCTCATATAAACCCTTATTATTTTGATCCGATTTTAGTTGTATTAGGCCGGGGTAAAATTCCTTAAATTTCGGGGATAAAATCAGGTCGCGAGATTTAACGGCATGATCAAGAGATAACCCCGAAGCGTATGAACAGGTAATCAGGCGGTTTGATTGCCTTTTTAACCAAGTCCAAACGGGAAACATTACGGTGACAATGGTACTTTTAAGAGTTCCCGGCGGTACATTGATTCCGAGGTCGCCGGGTGATCCGCCATCGTGCCAACTCATATAATGATTTTGGAGCGAATTACACAAATATTTTAAATTCCAATTTAATTCGAGTTTTGCGGGAACGACTTCGGCAAAGAATTCTAAAAAAAATTGATAAAAAGAATCACGACATTCATCGGCGCGAATGGATACGGCTAATAAATACGCTTCGTCGAGTAAATCTTCGTCAATCGCGATCATTAGCCGGGGTGATAAGAGAAGCCAATTTCGCCCGTTTTTCTTCGGTCGTCAACGATCCGAAATCGCCGACGGTTTCAATTTTTTGGGATACTTTGCCGTCCATGCGATCAAAAATTAATTCAATCGCGCGAACGTCGCCTTTAAGGGCTTGCGATATAAGCGAAACCGAAACAGCATAATTAAGATTCTCACTTGTTTTGATGTGAAACTTTTTTACGTCGGTAACATCTTTTTTTTCACCCGGTAAAACCGTCGACACTTCGAATTTTATTTCGCTAGAATTCATCAAGGTTCGAAGACAGTCGCTTAAATAATCTTTGTTTTTGGTACGGCCCGCCGGGTTGCCGGACACGCCCGGCAGAAAACGACCCTTGTCGTCACTATACGGCTTGCCCTCATACGGCTTTTTATTCGGCTTTTTATTCTGCTTTTTATTTGGCATACTATTAATATTATAATACGAGATTTAGAAAGCAAGATTTTATTTGACGTATCCCTAGAGTTTGTCACTTGCGACGCCGATCAGAACTAAGGTATTTTAAAAATATGAAAGTTCTGAAAAAATATTTTAAACCAAAATCGGCGACTTGGGTTGTCGGTCTTATAATGATTGTATCGGGAATTGTCACAAAAGACACGACGCAAATAATGGAAGGGGCCGGGCTAATTGGTTTAAGAGGCGCCATTAATGACTAAATCCGTTTTAATGGAAATTTTCAGGGCCGGGAAACAAACCGATTCGTCAGGAAATACAAAAGAATGGACAGAAGCGGATCTAGATACGATTATCGCTAAGACAAAAGAAATCGGCGAAGACGTTCCATTCACTATTGGACATCCAAAAACAGACGGCCCCGCGTGGGCGTGGGGTTCGAATTTAGTTCGAAAAGGCGCTAGTCTATACGCTGAAATGGGATCAATAACCGACGAATTGTCGTTAATGTTAAAGAAAAAATTATTTAAAAACCGCTCGATTGCTTTACGCGCTGATATGTCAGTCCGGCACATTGCTTTACTCGGAGCCGAACCGCCCGCCGTAAAAGGTTTGGAGGCGTTCGCGTTTGCCGAAACAG